GATTAAATCTTCTATCAGCAATAACTTAGCTATAGAAACAGAAAGTTTACCAACTAATCCTCCTACTACCATCGTTATCAGTGGTGCTGATTTTACAGCAGTGAATTTAACCTACATCAAAGATGGAGCAAATTCAATTTGGTATCCTGCTGGTTATAATCCTGCCACCGATCCTTACATTGAGTTTGGAATGGGCTTTGGAATTTTTGTTCCAGGATTTAATCAAGCACTTTATGTCAACACTGGAACTTTAAATATACCATTAGTACAGTGGAACACTAATCCTCCATTAGGTAGCGTGGCTCCTACAGGTGTATACACTTACTCTGGTACCTACACTCGTGCTTGGACATTTGGCACGAATGGCAATTTAACTATTCCCGGCGGCATTTCGTCCATAGATCATCTTAATTTAGACGCAGATTACGACGGCGGCTATAGTGTATACATTGGTAGCAATCATCCCACAGCAGGAATGCTTGGGGGTGTAGTATTAGGTGACACTAGAGGTGGGTTTGTACAAGTTATTTCACAAAAATTAATTGTTGGCGAAACTGCTGTACCTACACATAGTACAGGTGCTGTAGGTGACGTCGAAGGGCAAGTAGCATTTGATAGCAACTATATCTATTACTGTACTGCTAACTACAATCAAGTGGGTCATCAGGTCACAGGAGCAGACTATCTTGGAAGAGGATCACTCAACACCAACGCATTCCAACTGACCAAAACTGCTGACACACTTCAAATCACAGTAGGTGACATTATCTCTGACAGTGACGGTGGAGCAACCAGCACAGTGGTCACTGTGTCCAGCGACGAAAACTATACCTATGTGGGCACGGGTGGCATGGCTTATAACGCAGTATTACCATTAACGTTTACCAGCACAGATTATGTGTCTGGTGGAAATATTTGGAAGCGTGTGGCCTGGAGTGCAGACACTTGGTAAACGGTAAATATACTAAAGAGAGTGGATTATGGCAATTCAATTAGTTAACTTGGGTACTTACGCTAACGACAGCACAGGCGACGATCTACGCACGGCTTTTAATAAAGTTAATGCTAATTTTACAGAATTAGACACTATTGTTGCTGTTAACGCTGCAAACTTAGGAACTGGCACCGGAGTGTTTGCTAGCAAAGTTGACGACCCCGGCCTAGGTAATTTGTTTAATTTTAGAAGTATTGCGGTAGGATCTAATCTTACCTTAAGTCTAGCCAACAATACAATTACAGTTAATACACAAAGTACAATAAGTGCTAACTTAATAGGTAATGTTACAGGAAATAGTGCAGGAACACATACTGGTCCTGTTATAGGTAATGTTACAGGTAATGTTACAGGAAATGCAGATACTGTAACTAATGGTGTTTACACAACATCAAGTATCAATGCGTTAGCCGATGTTGACACAGTGACAATTGCACCGACAAACGGGCAGGCGCTTGCATGGAGCGGGACTGCATGGACTCCGCAGACTATTGCAGCAGGTGTAAGTAGAATCATAGCAGGAACTAACGTAACAATAAGTCCAACTAACGGGTTAGGTCAAGTTACTATTAATTCGTCAGGTGTAAGTGATGTTTTTGATCTGGGAGAGTTTCAACAAACATACGAAAACCCTATTAGTTACTTACTTGATCAAGTAGGGGTAGACGTTGGTACATTTACTTCGCCAGCATCATTTACCATAGACGGCGGAACATTTTAAAGGTTTAGGAGAACAGAATGGCATTACAAATTCGTAGAGGCACAGCAGCACAAAGAACAGGTATAACACCGGCTGCTGGTGAGCTCTTATATACAACAGATACAAAACTGGTCTACGTTGGAGACGGAACTACTGCTGGTGGAAATATTATTTCGGGCGGTGGAGGTGGAATATCTGATATTGTAAATGATACTAGTCCTCAACTAGGAGGAGACTTAGATGTTAACGGGCGTATTATCACTTCAGCAAACAATGCAGACATTACAATTAATCCTAACGGCACAGGTTCTTTAATTTTACAAAGCGGATTATCAATAAACAGCGCCGGTAATATTGAAAAAACTGGCGAATTAAATTTTTCTTCTACTGGTGAAATAAGCTTTGGTCGAAGTGATGGAACATCTGACGCTAATGTTTATCAAGTTCGAAATACTCATTCTCCTGCATTTACTGCAGGATATGTATTTGCTCAACATCATAACACTGCTGATGCAGTAAACTTTAATTTTTATAGAACAAGAGGTACCGGTTCAGCTCCTACAATAGTTCAAAACGGTGACGAACTTGGAGAGATAGCTTTCTTGGCATGGGGTGGGACTACACAACTACCCGGAGCTTCTATTACTGTTGCAATTGAAGGAACTCCAACTTCATCTAGAATGCCATCACGAATTTCTTTTGTTACAGATAACGGTACTAACATTGCAAGAAGAGCAGAACTTAGCTCTGCAGGTGTGTGGAAATGTGATCAACTAGCATCTTTTAGCTCAACTGCTGTCACTATGCCAACAAGTAATTATTTGCAAATTGGCGACGTAAGATTATCACAATCAGGATTATCAACTACAAATTCTAATTCTAACTTGTTTATTACTGCTAATTCTAGTGGTCGAGTTTACATTGATGGATCGGGTTGGCCTGCTTCATTAGGCACAGCAGGACAGTTTTTAACTACTGACGGAGCAGGTTCATTATCGTGGGGTAATGCTCCAGGATCAGCTGTAAGAACTACAGCCCAGGCATCTACTACTAGCGTGGCTAATGGTGGTACTGTTCCTGTTCTTATAACAGGATTTAAAACTTATTCATTGTTAAAAATTCAAACCAGTCATGCAGCATGGGTAAGATTATATGTGTCTGACGCTGCTAGAACGGCAGACGCGGTTCGAACTGAAGGTGTAGATCCTGCACCAGGTGCAGGAGTTTTAGCTGAAGTTGTTACAACCGGAGGACAAACTATATTAATGAGTCCTGGAGTATTTGGATGGAGTAACGAAAGTCCAGCAAATACAAATATTCCATGTGCTGTTACAAACAAATCAGGATCAACTGCTATTATTACTGTTACTTTAACATTAATTCAACTAGAGGCTTAATATGAGTATTGTAGATTACATTCGAAAACAAGAATACATTGTCACTGTAAAAGATTTTGCAGATTTAGATGTAATCTATGATGAGTTAGAATCTGTTGGAAAAACACCACCTACGGCAGATTTAGAAAGATCTGTCCATTGTGTACATCGCAAACCATTAAGTAGGAATACTCATTATCTTCTAGCAGAATGGGAAGCATTAGAATTAGCCAAAGATCCAAGAATATTAAGTGTTGAACTGGCCCCACATCTTAAAGGTATTAATCCTGGGTTGTTATACGAAGAAGAAGACATTACTGTATCAGAAGAACAGTTTGAAAACAGTATAGATGAAACTACAGCATCAATTCAACAAACATCTAGTGGTTGGGATAAATCAGGTTCTACTAGTAATACCATGCGTAATTGGGCACTGCTTCGTTGCATCGAAGGAGTACAACGATCAGGATGGGGCGGCACTGGCTATGAAGGCGGTGGTACAGGAACTGCTAGTCAAACCGGAACAATTACTCTAAGTCAAATAGGTCGAAATGTTGACGTTGTAATCTGTGACGAAAATGGTATAGTATGGAACCATCCTGAATATGCTGTAAACGCAGACGGAACTGGTGGTTCAAGAGCTGTTCAGTATAACTGGTTCCAGCACGACTTAGCAGTTAAAGGTACATCGCCAGGAACTTATTCTTACGGTACAGGAGGCCATTCTACTCACGTGGCAGGCACAGTAGCAGGCAACACTCAAGGTTGGGCCCGAGCTGCTAACATCTATAACATTTATTATGCTGCTGGCGACGACAGTAACGAAACCTTTCCGTATGTAATGGATTATGTTAGAGAGTTCCATAGAACAAAATCAGTAAACCCAGCTACCGGTAGAAAGAATCCCACCATTGTTAACAACAGTTGGGGTATGAGCATATTTCCCTCAGAATGGTCATTCTCAGATATTACGGCTGTAACATATAGAGGTATTAGATACACACCAGAAACTGGTGCTACAACCTATACTGGTTACAGTGGAGTGTGTACTTCTAATCAAAGATTAGCTACTTTACTAGGTGAAGAAAACTTTGGTAATAGAATTTCAACGGCAGGTCCATATACACCCCCGTCTGGATTTATTGTAAATAAACCAGCTAGTTGGAGTCAAACAGGCCAACAAGCATATTTGACACAGTTATCAGAACCGGCTGGTACATATACTATCACTGTTGACGGTCCTGCAGATCTAGATCTAATACACAATGTTGCAGTAGATGCTATTTCAGGTGTAATTAGTTTAGAAGGTGAAATAATAATTTATGACAGCAGTAGTACTGAAATTACTAGATTTTCTGCTGGACCAGTAAGCGAGACTAATGGCGGAACTATAGAGATTGATATTCGAGAAACATACAGCTTAACAAATAACGAAGTATATACTATTATATTCAATACAATTAGTCAAGCAGATGACCCTGTGGCACAGTTTGCTACTGCTATGAGTTTAACTGTTAAAACAGAAAGTTCGCCAGCTAGTGCGAGTGTTACTAGTATTACAAATAGTTTACTAGGACCAGCATCGTTAACAGCGTCAACTACTCCAACTGACATTGCAGGAAATACAACTAACCCAAACGACGATGCATTTTGGACATTAAATTTGCCTTTTTCAATTGAATACTTAGGCAATTCTTATAGCACAATTTATGTAAGCACTAATCATTATCTTACATTTGGTGGTGGATCTTTTAATTATACTGGGTTAGGGCCTGCTAATCCTAATTTACCAAAGATCATGTGGTCGTGTGCCGATAACTCTATACAAAGAATCTACTACGGAACAGAAGGATCCGCACCTAATAGAACTTATCGAGTTCGCACAGAAGGCAATGCGTCAACAAGTGGAACATTAGGTAGCCCGGGAATGGTATGTGAATGGGTTTTCTACGAAAACAACCCCACGCAAATTGATCTTCAACTAGGCGTAAACAATAGAAAAACAACTGGCAGCG